GAATTCAGCTACACGGTGATCGTGCAGCGCTTCGAGGCGGCCTTCGAGCGCTTCTACAAGATCCCGTATCAGATCTCCTGCCTCGTGGTCGAGGACAACACCAAGCGCGTGCGCACGGTGACGATCGCCTCGCACAACGATGCGATCAACAGCGACAACGCCACCGCGCAGGCGCTCGGCGCCCAGGTGGCCGACACGCAGCTCACCGGGCTTCTGGGCACGCTCGACACCGCGATCAAGGCGGTCTCCGACTTCGCGCGCGCCACCACGCAGACGATCAACTCGGTGCTCACGCCGATCGCCAACGTGCAGGCGCGCGTCGGGCTGCTGATCACCACGGTGGGCAACACCGCGCGCTCGGTGACCACGCTGGGCGGCGTGCTGCCCAACAACCCGGTCGCCAAGAATGTCAACCGCATGCTCACGCAATCGACCGCCATGGGGCAACTGCCGGCGCTCTACAACTTGAACAGCGTGCTCAATCGGCTGCACACCAATGTGTATAACGCCGGCCCGAGCGCGCCAGGGCGTCAGAGCATTACCGTGGCCGGGGGCAACCTCTTCAGCCTCGCGCAGCAACAGTACGGCGATGCAACGCAGTGGACGACGATCGCCAGCGCGAACAAGCTGAGCGACCCGATGCTCTCGGGCATCCAGACCTTGAGCATTCCCGAACAGCCGGCGACCTCGAGCGGGGGCGTTCTTGGGATCAGTTAACGACCCGACGCTCGGGGCGCGCGTTCGTCAGCCGCGCGCGCTCGTGCTGGTCAACGGCGCGATCGCCGCCGGCGTGGTCTCCTGGGAAGTGGACAACAACACGCACTTTCAGCCCGACTACTTCCGCGTCGTGCTGGCGCTCTCGGCGCAGAGCTCGCCGACCGATTGGGCGTTCTGGGCCTCGCAGACCGATCTGACGGTCGAGATTCTCTGCGGCTTCCCGCGCGATCCCGAGCACTACTCGCGCAACGATCTACAGCAGGTCATCCTCGGGCGCGTCGATGACATCGAGATCGACCCGGTGCGCGATGAGATCCTGCTCGTCGGTCGCGACTACACCGCGCTGTTCATCGACTCGAAGAATGCCGAGCAGTTTCGCAACCAAAGCGCCTCGGACATCGTCACGCTGCTCGCGCGGCGTCACGGCATGCAGACGCAGAGTTTCCCCACAGCCACGCTCGCCGGCAAGTATTACGAGATCGATCACGCCAAGATCGTGCTGGAGATGTCCGAATGGGACGTGCTCACCTACCTCGCGCGCAAGGAGAACGCCGAGGTCTTCGTGCGCGGGAACACGCTAGTGTTCCGGCCGCGGCCATCGGGGCCGGGCGTTCCTTATGTCATCCGGTGGCAACCGCCGGCGCAGGAGCGCCACCCGGTATCCAATGCCGTGCGCGTCAGCTTTCAGCGCAACCTCACGCTTGCCAAGGATGTGGTTGTCTTCGTGCGCACGTGGAACCAGAAGGACAAGGAAGGCCGCACGGTGAAGGCCGCGGCCACGCACAACAAGAGCAAGGTGCTGCGCGGTGGCACCGCGCTCGGTGAGTCGCAGATCTATCGCTTCACCGTCGCCAATCTCACCGTCGAGCAGGCCAAGCAGTTCGCGCAGGCCAAGCTTGCCGAGATCACTCAGCACGAGATCAGGCTGACCGCCACGCTGCCCGGCGACAACGATTTGACCATGGACAACTCCATTCAGGTGATCGGCACGGGTACGGCCTACGATCAGACCTATTATCCGAACAGCATCTCGCGCGAGTTCTCCATCGATGAGGGCTACGTCATGCACGTGAATGCGAAGAATCACAGCCCCGAGACCCAGACGATCGCATAAATGGAAGGAATCCTAAACATCATGCGGCGCGAAGCCGCGCGCGTTGACGATCAGCGCGCATCGACCCGCCTGGGCATCGTCTCGAGCTTCGACCCGACCCACTACGCGGTGAAGGTGCGCATCCAGCCCGAGGACATCGAGACCGGATGGCTGCCGGTGGGCACGGCATGGTCGGGCAACGGCTGGGGCCTGTTCGCGCCGCCATCGCCGGGCGACATGGTCGAGCTCCAATTCCAAGAGGACGATCGCGACGCAGGCCTCGTGGCGCACCGATTCTTCTCCGACAAGGATCGGCCATTGCCGGCGGCTAGCGGTGAGTTCTGGCTTGTGCACAAGTCCGGATCCCTGCTCAAGTTCCACAACGACGGCAGCGTGGAGCTCACCTCGGACACCAACCTGACGGCAACCGTCGGGGGCACGCTGCAGGCCAACGTCACCGGCGACATGACCGCCACCATAGGCGGAAACGTGAGCGCCTCGGTCTCGGGCGGCGCCACGCTCAATGTCACCGGGCAGGTCAACGGTACAGCTTCGCGATGGAATCTGACCGGCGATGTGTACGTGACCGGCAGCATCAACGTCACCGGGAATGCCGGCATCGTGGGCACGCTCTCGGCCGACAACGGCGCGACCCAGGCCAGCGGCGGCAATCTGGTGAGCAGCGGCAACGTCAACGCAGTGAACCTCAATGCGAGCAGCAACGTGAGCGACTCTCACAACACGCTCGCGCATCTGCGCGCGACCTACAACGTACACTTCCACAACACTACGGGTGTGGGCGCCGGCCCCATCTCGACCGACTGATGGCATCCGACATCTACCATTATTGGGGCGGCGACATCGCCGTTGCGGCCGACGGCGACTTCTCGATCGCCGATGCGACCACCACCGGGCAGCAGCGCGTGCTGCGCCGGCTGCTCACCAACCCGGGTGAGTATCTGTGGCATCCGGACTACGGCGCTGGGGTGCGCAAGCTGCTCGGCGGCCCGCTCGATCTGGCTCGGGTGCGAGGCGCGATCCGCTCGCAGATCTTGCTCGAGGCGGCCGTCGCCAAGAGCCCCGAGCCGGTGATCACGGTGCAAGAGATCGTCGGCGGGGTCTCGGTGTTCATCCAGTATCAGGATGCCGCCACCAGCGAGCCTTCTGTGCTTTCCCTCGATGTGACCGTATAGGCGACCATGGCCCTCGACACGCAAGACTTCGCAACGCTGGTGCGCAATCAGGTCACCGCCATCCAGGCCCAGGCGGTGAGCCTCGTCGACTTCACGATCGGCTCGGTGCTGCGAGCGCTGGTCGAAGCCAACGCGGCGATCGCGCTGTGGCTGCAGGGGCTCGTGATCAAGCTGCTGCAGGCCTCGCGCGCCTCCACCGCGGCCGATGCGGATCTCGACTCATGGATGGCCGACTACGGCATCACGCGCCTGCCTGGGCAGGCGGCAACCGGCACGGTCACGCTCTCGCGCTTCTCGACCGGCTCGCAGGTCATCGTGCCGGTGGGCGCCACCGTGCAGACCTCGGACGGGGAGACCACTTACGCGGTGATCGTGGACACCACCAACGTCAATTGGTCCGCGCCGCTGGGCGCCTACGTCATGGGCGCGCTCGTCTCGAGCATCAACGTGCCAGTGCAAGCGCAGACCACCGGCGCCGCCGGCAACGCGATGGCGGGCACGGTCAGCGTGATCGTCGGCGCGCTGCCCGGGGTCGACACGGTCACCAACGCGGCGCCGTTTGCCAGCGGGGCCAACGCCGAGACCGATGACGAGCTGCGAGCTCGCTTCGTCAATTACCTCGCGAGCCTGTCAAAAGCGACCAAGGCGGCGATCGGCGTGGCGGTGCAAAGCGTGCAGCAGGGGCTCACCTACACGCTCGTCGAGAACCAAGACTTCGCCGGCAACTCGCTGCTCGGATATTTCTACGTGGTCGTCGACGATGGCAGCGGGGCGCCCTCGAGCGGGCTGCTCGCCAACGTGCAGGCGGCGATCGACGCGGTGCGCCCGGTGGGCAGCGCCTTCGGCGTGTTCGGGCCCAGCGTGGTCACCGCCAACGCGACGATCAGCATCACCACGGCAGCGGCCTACGATCACACCACTACGGCCAACGTCGTTGCCGCCGCGATCACCAGCTTCCTCAACGCGCTGCCGCTGGGGCAGGGGCTCTCCTACAGCCGGCTGATACAAGTGGCCTACGATGCCTCGCCTGGGGTGACCAACGTGTTCGGCGTGCTGCTCAACGGCGCCGTGCTCGATCTGTCGGTCACCAGCAAGCAGATCATCAAGGCCGGCACGGTCACGGTGGGCTGAGCTCATGGCATCCGGAGATCAGAACGATATCGTCAACCGGCTGCGGCAGGTCTTGCCGCCCTGGTTCGGCTCGAGCTCGCCGATCGTCGACGGCATCCTCTACGGCTACGCGGCGATCAGCGCCTTCCTCTACTCGCTATACGACTACGCGCGCCAGCAGATCCGCATCAAGACCGCGAGCGAAGGATGGCTCGATCTGATCGCGGCCGATTTCTTCGGCACGAGCCTGCAGCGCCTCGACGGGCAGACCGACGACTCTTACCGATCGCGCATCATCGCCAACCTGTTCCGCGAGCGCGCCACGCGCCGCGGCCTGATCAACGTGCTCACCGAGCTCACCGGACGCGTGCCCGATGTATTCGAGCCGCGCAACCCGGCTGACACGGGCGGCTGGGGCATGCCGCAGAGCGGATGGGGTGTGGGCACCTTCCGCGTGGGCGCGATCGACACGCCCATGCAGACCTTCGTGCGCGCCTTCCGGCCGCACTTCTCGGGGATTCCCAACGTCACCGGCTGGGGTCAGCCGGCCGGCGGCTGGGGTGTGGGTCAGGCCAAGTGGTCGGACCTCGACGAGATCATCGGATTTCTTCGTGACGCTGACATCTATGCAGCGGTCGATGCGGTGAAGCCTGCCGCGACGATCGTGTGGGTTCGCATCGAGAGTTAACCGGCTAGCTGTTCCTTCAATACCCCCTTCGGCCCCGCCTCGCGCGGGGCTTCTTTTTTGGAGCTCAAAACCTTGGACCGCATTCTCATCTACCCGGGCGAAATTCCCCTCGAAACCGACATCCTCTCGTCGGAGCGAAACGCGATGATCGCCCTGGGCAAACTTGCGACGGCCATGCTCGGCGTCGGCCCGATCGTCAACGGGCTCGCGTGCGTGCCGACCTCGCCGGCATCGCTGCAGGTCAAGGTGCAGGCCGGGGAGGTCTACCAGCTCGCCAACATCGACAGCTCGGCATACAGCTCGCTCGTGGCTGACACCACGCACACGATGCTCAAGCAGGGCATCAACCTCGACGACACCACGCTCACGCTCACCGCGCCGGGCAGCGCCGGGCAGTCGATCAACTATCTGGTGCAAGTGCAGTTCCAAGAGGTCGACGGCGGCTCGACGGTGCTGCCGTATTACAACAGCAGCAACCCGGCGGTGGCCTACAGCGGGCCGGCGAACAGCGGTCAGCCGCAGAACACGCTGCGCAAGGGCATCGTCGCCATTCAGCTCAAGCAGGGCACTGCGGCGGCCACCGGCTCGCAGGTCACCCCGACGCCTGATTCCGGCTGGGTCGGTCTATGGGTCGTGACCGTTGCCAACGCGCAAACGCAGATCAACTCCGGCGACATCGTCAAGTACACCAACGCGCCGATCATCTCGGAGCGCTTGACCGACAAGATCTCGCAGGCCACCGGCGATGCGCGCTACGTGACCGTCGGCTCGATCAACCCGCAACAGTCCGCGATGAACGTGCGTGGCGCGCGCTGCGCGAACAACACCAGCACGCCCAATACACAATTCGACATTGCGGCTCAGTCGGTGACGCTGCGCGATGCCAGTGGCAACACGGTCGTGCAGTTCTCGCCGGCCGCGAAAACCAACAACATCGCACTCTCAGGCCCGGCGGCCAACGGGCGCGATCAGGTGGGCGCGTTCGCCAATAGCTCGGATGTGCACTTCTATTACATCTGGGGCTCGTCTCCTGGCCTCAACACGATCTCCTCAGCCTTCGGCCCGACGGACGCAAACACGTTCGGCTTGTGGGGCGGCGTCGGCCCGCAGATGCCATCGGGCTACACGCACGCGGCCTACATCGGCACGGCCACGCTCGACAGCTCGGGAAACCTGCAGCGCATCCGCATCGCCGGATCCGATGTCTTCTATGACGCGCGTAAGCAGGTGCTAAACGCCGGAACCTCGACCACCGAGGCCACGGTGTCGTGCTCGGCCTTCGTGCCCGCTATCGCCGGCGAGCTGTTCGTTCAGAGCTCGATGTCTGCCGTGGCAAACGCCAGCAGCCCGGCAACCATGACCTACACCGCAGCGCTGCGTGTGATCACAGGCCAGGATTTCACCGTCAAAAACGGCAATGTCAGCGGCGTGGCGGCCTCTAACGGCTTTTTCTATAACGAGGGCGCGCCGGTGCGCATGCCCAACGTTTCGCGTCAATTCCTCTACCAGCTCTCTGGCGTGGTCGGCACGGTCAGCATGTCGGCCTGGGTCAACGGCTACACCGTCCCGAACGGCGGCTAATTCGCAGCGAACCTTTTCGTAACCCGGGGATTTATGCAGTGGAGAACGAAGACCGTCGCCATGGTCCGCGCCGCGCGGCCGATCAGCTCCTCATGGATCGCGTCGCGGATCTGGAAAAGTGGAAGGATGAGACAGTGCGATTAGTCGAATCCCAGGGCCGCCGCATCGAAGCGTTGGCCCGAGATCTCAACGCCAACACCGAGATCACGCGCGAGCTCAAGCGCGACATCCATAACAACACCGCAACCACCAACCTGATCGCCGAAGACACCAAGGCGCTGCGCGATTTCGTCATAGGCTCGCGCCGGGCCGGGGCGTTCATGGTTGCCCTTTCCGCGCGCCTGCGATGGATGGTGCGCAACGTGATCTATCCGCTCGCTCTGCTTGGCGCAGTGCTCTATATCGCCTCGCACGGCTGGCACGTTCCAGAATGGGTCCGGCTCCTCATACCATGAACCTCACCACCAACTTCACGCTCGAAGAGCTCGTCGCCTCGCAAGAGGCCGCGCGCAAGGGCATCGACAACACCCCGCCGCCCGAGGTCATCGAGCGACTCAAGGTGCTCTGCGCAGGCCTCGAACAGATCCGCACGCTGCTGCGCTGTCCGATCCATGTGAGCTCGGGCTACCGATCCCCCGAGGTCAACGCGGCGGTCGGCGGCGCGGTCAACTCGCAGCACATGCGCGGCGAGGCAGCCGACATCCTCGTGCCGCTGTACGGGCGCCCGGCTGACGTGTGCTTCGCGATCGCCGGATCCGACATCGCCTTCGATCAGCTCATTCTCGAATTCAACTCCTGGGCGCACGTGAGTTTCGTGCCCTACGGGCCGCGCCGCTCGATCCTGACCACGCGATCGGGAGGCGGCTACATCGAAGGCCTGCACCCGTGAGATTGATCGCCGCGGCGCTGCTGCTCCTGGCGAGCTCGGCGATCGCGCAGCCGCTGCGCGATGAGCAGGCCGCGGTGATCTACGTGACGGTCTACGGCATGGCCGGGCTGCCGCTGCCGGATCGAGCGCCGCGCTTGGAGTTCAACAGCACCGAGGAGCTGCGTCAGATGGTCGGCTGCAGCTCGTGCAAGCCGCTGGGCTTCGTGCGCGCCGACGGCGTGGTGCACATGCACCGCGACCTCGACTTCTCGAAACCATACCCGGTGAGCGCGCTGGCTCACGAGTTCGTGCATTACCTGCAACTGCGTGCCCGCGGCGATATCCCGCAAGACTGCGCGGCGTGGCGCGCGCTGGAGCTCCATGCCTTCGACGTGCAGATCCGGATGCTCATCGCGCTGCACGCCGACGACGACGATCTGCAGCGCGCCCGGCTGAGCCGGTCCCAGTATTCGTGCAAAGGTGATAAATGAACAAGTTCGTGAAAGACATGCTCACGCTCGCCAACGGCGAAGACTTCGACGTCGGGCGCGTGCTGTGGGCCATCGCCGTGCTCGTCTTCCTCGGGCTTGCGATCTATGACACGGTGGCTCACGGCAAGCCATTCGATGCGCAGGCCTTCGGCATCGGCCTGGGCAGCGTGATGGCAGCCGGCGGCCTTGCGCTCAAGCTCAAGCACGAGACCGAGCCCAAGTGATTCCGATCCCGCCATTCCTCATCCGCTGGGCCGCTGTCGGCCTCGCTGCCGCCGCTTTCGGTGCGTTCTGCTACCTCAAGGGCGTCGAGCACGAATCGAAGGCCTGGGAAGCTGCACAGGCCGCCGCGCAGGCCGAGAAGCAGCGCGAGATCGACCGACTCACCACCAACGCCCACGACGTCGCGCAGGAGCTCTCAGACGAGCGAGCGCAGCGCGAGCGCGACGCCCGGGCCTTCAAGGAGAAGCTGGCCCATGCGCGAAACCTTGCAACCTGCACCCCGGCGCTGCGCCCCGGCGCAGGCGATCCTGTTGTGCGTCTTACTGGCGACTTTGTCGGGCTGTACAACGAGGGGCTTCATCAAGGATTGCCCGCGCCCCGAGATCCCGCCCGAGCTGATGGAGCCGCCGGCGGATCCGATACCGCTGTCAGCCCGGAAGACGTCCTCGACAACGTCGCCGACAACGGCGCCGTCTGCAACAAACTCCGCGCCCAGGTGACGGGCTGGCAAGAGCTCGCCCGGCGCAACGGCTGGGCCAAGTAAAAGGATCCCCATGGCAGCGACCTCTACCTACACCGCGCACCCGGCCCAATACGACAACGCGAAGATCGCGCGCACGATCGATGCGGCCAATCAGCCGCTCGCGGCCGATGCCACCGAGATGAGTCTCGCCCATTGCATTACGGTCTCGGCCACCGGCGGCCCCTTCACGATCACCGCCGCGCCGACGCTGCCCGACGGCTACGACGGCCAGCTCGTGCAGGTTATCAACGTGGGCGCTTCGAACGTGGTGCTGCAGGATCAGGGCACGCTGGCGAGCTCGAACCTGCGCCTGTTCGCCACGACGGTCACCTTGGCGCCGCGGCAGTCGATCTTCCTGCGCTACCTGTCTGCTATAGGCGATTGGGTGCAGGCGACTGCGCTGACGACGGTGATCTAACGAAAGCCGCGCGGAAAATCCGCGCGGGAATGAGTAAGCCGTTGACTATGGAAGCGTACGCGGCGCGCGCCGGCGCCAAGCGAACAGGCCCAGCAGGCCGGCTAGGGTGGCGGCCATCGAGCTCGGCTCGGGCACCGCGGTCGGCTGCCCTGGCAGATTGTTGTCAATGAGCACGTGGCCGGTGACGAAGGCCGAGCTGCCGGCGTTGTCGTGCCACGCTTCCGATCGGCCCTGCGTGTAGAGGATCGGCGTGGTCGGGTCGGTAGTGATCTCATGCCACTCGGCTGTCACCGTCGTGTCGATTGGCACAGTGCCAAGCCCGAGCTGCGCGTCGACATCGACCTTCAGCGTGAGATAGACGCCGAAGATCCCCACGGTTCCGAAGAAAATCTGCGGCTGATGCGCCACGTCGGTCAGAATGTCGGCCGACGACGTGGGCAGCCCGCTTACAAACGTCTCACCAGACCATTCCCGAAAGCTGCCCGGCATCGCGAAGCCCGGCGAGCTCACATGGAAATCCCAGCTCGTGACGGTCGCCTGCGAGAACGGCTTGTCGTCGGTGGCGAAATAGCCGGTGACCGTCCCGCCGTTGAACATGGTGACGTCTTCCAAATGGAACACAGCGGCGGCTGAGCTGCCGGCGTAGAGGGCAGCGAGCAACGCGAGGGCACGCATGAGGATCTCCTGAGTGTTGTTTTTTGGATCTCTACCGTAGACACGCCGGCAATTTTCCTCAAGAAATGTAACCGCAATCGTGAACGACGCTGCCGACTATGGCTGGCACCCGTCGTCGACCCAATCGGCGACTTGGTCGGCCTCCCACATCTGCGGCACGTGCAGCCGGATCCGCTGCGCGCATTCCTTGATCGCGGCGCGTTCGATCGCCCGGGCAAAGGTCAGCGCGTTGAATTCCTGCAGCGTGCCATGCCCGCGCATGAGCTCGACGATCTGAGCTCGCGAGAGCAGCGGCTTCTTCCTCTTGGCCTTCATCTGACTGCCTCCTGAGTTACGCAATTCTTGGGCGCCCCTGGCATGAGAAGGGCTCGGAACGGCGCCAGGAATTGCGAAACCGAGCCTGAAAATGCCAATGTTCTCATGCGCTTAACCCAACAGCGCGCGGCCGATTCGTAATCATGGGGTCGCAGGTTCGATTCCTGCCGTCAGCACCAATAATCTCGAGTCTTTCGGGCAGGCCCGTCCGCAGCGTGTGCGAGGCCTGCTGACCCGTCTTCGCAGGAGCGCTGTCACCTAGCGCAACCTGCATCCCGTTCCAGGTGCAAAGGCCACGACTGCGTGGCCTTTGTCTTTTCACGCGCGCATCTGCGCGATCCCAACCGCATGCATCCGCGCGTCGCGGCAAGCGATGGCGGGTTCTCCGAGACCGCACGCTGGCTAGCGACCCGCGCCGGGTCGCACGCATGCGACCGCCGATATGCATTCCAAGAAATAGAACGCGGCAGCCTGCGTTCACATTCGCGTAATCATTTTGTACGCATCGTCGCCGTGACTGTTTACTGGTACGCAAAGGCGGCAGACCGCCTGCATCGCTGTCGACCAAAAGCGTCGGCGCGGGAACAACAAGAACGGAGACCGTGTAATGGAAGGCCGTCGCCTGGGCTGGCTCGATGCCATGCGCGGGCTGTTCGCGATCGCGCTGCTTTGGGCATTGATCCCGGCGGTCGCGAACGCGCAGTCGCAATCCCTCTTCACCACGCAAGCTCCCGTGCTCGCGAACGCCTCCGATGGCGTTCCCTATGAGCTCGGGATGAAGTTCCGCGTCTCCACCTCGGGCCGGATCACCGGCATCCGCTATTGGAAGTCGAGCAGCGACTCGGGCACGCATACCGGTCGCATCTGGTCCTCGACCGGCACACAGCTCACGAGTGTCGCGTTTACCGGCGGCACCGCGTCCGGATGGCAGACCGCCACGCTCGCCACGCCGCTCGCCATCACCGCTAACACTAC